CCATCAATTTTTATTTTTGCCATTGTTTTATATGTATATTATATAGCAACCCGTTGCCATTTCCAACCTTTATTGTGTATAACTCTAATTCTGTAACAACCTATCAACCTTTGCCGCCGCGCTCTTTAGCGACTGGATTGCCCACCTAATTTCTCTTTTCTTCGCAGAATCAATATTTCCCGGATCAATCTCTATCCCATCCGATAAATTTGCTTTTTTAACAAGCTCGAGAAATGTATCTAAAAAAATTACCACTTTCGTATCTCCAAATCCCTCTCCATACATTTTGAATGCTAAGATCGGTTCCCTCCCAAGTGATTGCAACTTAACTGTTTGCCTCCACCAATCCGGTATATGCAACGTGGCTTGGTTCTTGCATTCTATTCCGGCGTTCTGCCCCAACACCGTTAATGACGTAACAATATCTCCCTTCTCCCTTGTTCCGGCCCCAGATGCCCCATCCCTTCTCGCCCGAGGATCCATGCCTTTCTCAACTATCTGATCGGCTACATAATCTTCTAAGTCTTTGCCTTTTTGTTTTGCTAATGATGCTTTCATTTTTCTTTATATTGTTTAATTTTAAATTCTGCTTTCTTAATCCCGAACTTTTCGAATAATTTATCGGTTATAGGTGTCGGACGGAAGTGATTCTCTATGAATTTATACTTGTATTTATTTAACAAATCCTTTAATTGTTTATCTGTTAATCTCTTTTTCATATCTTTATTTCACAATTAGGTGGAGTTATTTATTTAAGTATCTTTCGTGCCTACACCTAAAACAATTCCAATCTAATTTGGAATAATAAAGGTGGCCGAAAAAGAAACAGATTATTTTATTCATTCTTTTATAGTTTGTGAATCGGACGGACACATTTTGCAATCTTTAGGATGGGCGAACCCATCAAGTAGAATACGCTGTGCGTGATTTATTTCGTCCGAAGTATCCTTTTCCACTCCCTCCTTTATCTTCTCGGCGAAAGAGGAGAGGAAATTTCGGTGCTCTTCTCGGAGTTCTATGTTGGAATAGCAATCATCACATCCCGCTGTTCTACCCTCGGAACAAGCCAAATCTCCGTCTGAATATCTCACCGCAATGCCAAATTGTTTATCAAATTCCTTTATCCCTTCTTCTTTAGCTTTTTCGTAGTTGGTTTGCATTAGAATTTATTATTTGGGTGCATCAAATCCATTTCCCATCCTCCGTATTTCAATATTTTCTTTGTGATGTTTTCTCCTGTAGCGTTCTGATATTTTTCAAATTCGGGTAGCCCTTCAAAGTAATAAATCATTCCGCCGACTTTTATCTTTATTGAGCCTCCTGTTGGGTCTTGTCCTTCAATAAAATGAATCGTGGCGATTGCTTTATTTTTCCTGAAAATCCTATCTAAAGAAATATATTTCCCAAAAAAGACCGCGAATTTATATATTATCCAATTTTTTATTTCTTCCATAGTTAGTTATTTTGTTTTCTCCCGATTTATTCTTTCCCTGTAATGTTTAATACACGAACCGCAGTGATGATTGCTTAGGCATAAAGGAAATCCCGCTTTTAACATCTTCTCTCTTTCTTTCGGATGGTAACGCCAAGATTTAGGTATTTTTTCCTTCATTATTCTGTTTCTTTAAAATTAATTTCCTGACGAATACTGTCCACTCCTCTCTCCAGTTCACTGATCCTTATATTAAATCCTTCGGCATCATTGTTTTGAAGCAACCTCCCAACTTTCGTAAATATCTGCTCCCACGAAGGTTCTACTGCACTCTGCTCCGAAACAAATCTCATTCCACCAATTTCCTTCCACCCAAACACTTTGGCAAATTCTATCCTGATTCGCCTATCTCTTCCCGATAAATTTTCTACGTCCTGATTTAACCGCCCGACCATCTCAATTAATTCTTCTTTTGATTTTTTCATTATAATTATTTTTTTATTTTACCTCACAGCATCTATCGGAAACCAAAAATAAAACTGAATCATAAATCCTTTATATTGAGATCTATGAATCATATTTCCATCTCCCGGTAAACTATGAAACTTCATACACCAAATTGTTACCACGTGCCATCCAAATTCCGGCATTCACCACATACATCTCCCGATATTTATTCCCGTCTGCCACTTATTTAATTTTGGTTCTATTTTCATTTTTAAAATAACCCTCCTTGAATTTCTTCGAACCTTTCCGCCGCTCGCTCCATTCCTCTAACCGCCTCCAAGATCTTAACTGCCCTCCCACGCAACGCTTCTGCATTATCCAATAACTCTCTTTTGCTCGAGGCATACCAATATCCCCCGGTATCAGAACAGATCGCATATCCCTGTTGCCGAAGGTTATTTATTATCCTTCGCAACCCTGCACCGGGCTTCTTTATATCCGGATCCGCGACCTTTACTAAATTTCTTATCCCCCCATCATTTATCCGGTCCTCCCCTTTCTTTGTTTTTATAATATCCAAAACCATTTTTTCTATTTCTTCCATTTTTATATTATATAACTACCCGTAGCCATACACAAATATTCTGTGCGTAACTATTATTTTTTTGACCTTTTTAACGGACATACATCAATACATCTCTCTCCATGCCCCCAACCCATACGTTTATACGTCTCCAGATGATACTTTACCAACCCATCCACAGAAACCTTCGTCTTTCCTTCCGGGAGCGCCTTAGAAGCCAATTTTAAGCGTTCCTGAACGTCTGTTAACTGATTCGTTGGCCTCCAAGACGACAATGGTAGATAAATCCCTATCGTTCCTCCTCTAAAAGTTATATTCACCTTTCCCTCCCTCCTCTCTTTCTGGGCGAAATCGTGCTCCTCCTGACTTAAAATTATTGGATCCTGACCGACCTGCATATATTTGAAATTACTCATGGCATATCCGCGAACCGCGAAGTTTTTCCGGCCGACTGTCCGGCAAAATTATTCATCTTCATAAACCACGTAACCAATCTCCTCCGAATATCAAAGAATTTCTGACCCTGCCATCTTACTTTTTTCCCGGTTAAATTTGGTTCCGTCCAATATGCTACAAACTTGGCAATTTCCTTCTTCGCAAGATCCATAGAAACTCCCTTCTCTGAAACTAACCAATTTATAACTTTCTCTTGGGCCTCTAAATTTCCGAAAAAATCTTCCGGGGACGGAGGAACTTCTCTCTCTTTATTATCTTTACCTATACTACACTTACCTAACCTATGCCGTCCCATTTCCGTCCCATTTATTTCTTTTGGTCTACCCTTATCATTCGTCCTATTCTCCGGTAGTTGTTCTGGCCTGTCTGCCCTTGGTTTTGGCTCAATAATCTTTACTTCCGGTATTCCGATAAGGAGGTGCTGATAAATACTATTAACCTTTCTATCCGCCCTTATAAGATTATGTTCTGTCCAATCCATCACCACTACTACCTGATCTTCATTTAATTGCCTGATAAATTTTTTAGCTAAAAGAACCTTGAATGAATCGGGCGCGATACTTAGCATTTTCATTAATGGATAAGACTCCACAATCCCATCATCATCTGCTCTTAAAACAAGGTGAAAATAAAGTAATTGAGATTCCGAAGGCATCTGTAAAAATCTTGCCGAATTTGCAATCCTATTAGAAAACATCCTGCGTTGGGCCATTGTAATTTAAATTATTTTATTTCCCTTACCAATATTGCAATCATCACAAGCAAGAGTTAAATTGCCAATACTGTTTTTTCCGCCCTTTGATTTTGGAATAATATGATCTACATGGAAAACAACTTCTGGCGCTTTTCTCCCACAATATTGACAAGTGAAATTAAACTTTTTAAGAAATTCAAACCTTGTTTTTAATGGAGTAACATAATAATATCTCCTATTCTTTTCCTTAGAACACGACTTACAATACCAACTAAACCCACCTGATCCCTTCCCTGTATAATTATGGAAGAAATTTTTCTCATTAAGATCAAAAATCTCCTTACAAAGCAAACATTTTCTCAATCCAAATTTCTTTAATCCTCTTCTATTTTTTTGTATTCCCTTTGGCATCTATTTGTTTATTTTTTATCCTACCTTTTATCCTACTCCCCGGGCAAAATATTTATATGCCCGGGTGTTTGAAACCTGTTAATACGGAATGTCATCCATCTTAATAACCTCTTCTGATTCATCAAAACCACCTTCCTGAACCTCTTTTTTAACAGATCCGTTTGGATTATGGCCGAACTGCATATTCTCCACCACTACCTCCGTCATATACCTTTTCCCTCCGGCCTTATCTTCCCACGATCGCGTTGCCAATCTACCCTCAACATATATTTCCGAGCCCTTTTTCATAAAAGAAGAAATCAATTCCGCGGTCCTCCCCCACGCAACACAATTGTGAAATTCTGTTTCTTCTTTTTGCTGTCCGTCTTTGTCTTTCCATTTTCTATTTGTAGCCAATCCAAAACTCGCAACACTTGTTCCAGATGGAGTTTTCTTCAACTCCACATCTCTGGTTAATCTTCCAACGAGTAATACTTTATTTAGATTCATAAATTTATTTTTTGATTTATAATAGTTCTCCTTCGCACGCCGCCTCAATATCTCTCCACACTTTTTTGATCCTCTTCGTCATCTTTAGAATATCCGTCAAAGTCCTTTTGGTTTTGAACCTTAGAATATCCCCGGTTGGAGTTAATTCTCCTCCGGCAAGATATTTCACTGGAACATTCACCAATTCAATATCCTCTGGAATTAAAGATCTTCCCTTGGTTAACCAGATCGCGGTGGCATAAAAAGTTATCTGCCCGCTTTCATCCGCCATTTTTTGCGTCCATGGTTTGACCGAAGTTTTGTATTCTTTGAAACCAGTCAAGTCTTTTTTCATACTGTCTGGGATTGCAAGAAGCGGAATTTCCTCGTCGCCATCCATTAATACTGGAACCTCCACAAGATTTCCATCCCTCTCAAAAACAACCTTTTTCCCTCCGGGTTTCTGTATTGGCTTATCCATAATTTCAAATTTTGGAATTATTGCCATCATTACATCCAACAAAGGATCCCCAGAAGCTTCTTCCTTCTCAAGACCAGTAGCCATTTTCGATCCATAACTCATATTCCTGCTAATCCTCTGCTTTTTATTGTGAATATATTTTTCGATATATCCTTCCGGCGACATTTCAAACATCGTCATCTGGGAATATGAAATATATGGTTTAGGCCTGAACATCTTTTTCTTTTGGTTCTAATTCGACCAATCTAATCGCTATTAATCTTGAAATCTCTGACTTCTGCTCCGGGGTATACTTCAACGATCCATCAATCCTTGTCTTTAACTCTGCAAGCTCCATTGCCGAGGCCTTGTTAATGACCTGTTTTACCACTTTTAAGGCACTTTCCTGCTTTTCCTGACCATCCATCTCACTTTTGCCACTGTCGAGCTCCTCTGGCGTGTATATACCCGATAATAACGCCGGGAAACCTTTTCTCAATGCCAATGCCTCCGCACATTTACCAAGCATCAAATACGGCTTACTGTGCCACTGGAAACCATTTTTTGCTCCCGGATAGTATTCCTCCCATCTCGCACTTGCTGTAAATCCACATTTGAGACCCTCCACAACCTTCCAAACAGTTATAGTTGCTTTATTTGGAACGAGAATAGAGCTTTTAGTTTTTGTTTTTTCATTCACAAGGACTATTTCTCTCTCTCCTTCAAAAATAGGATCGTCATTTCCGGCATATTTCCCGGTCTTTTCTGCTGTGGCCCTGAACCCATCTATCCCCACCTGAATTTGTTTCACTTCTTTCCCGGTCTTACTATCCCATCTTGGAACTAAGTAAACCTGCTTTGAAAATGGACTCAACTGCAATCCGTGACAAACTGTGATGAATAAATTTAGTTCATCATCCGTAGCTCCTTTTGCATACGTTCTTTTAATTAATTCTATTTGCCCGCGATTTAATTTTCCGAACGCATCAGCGTGAGCCAATTCCCGGTTATCAATTATCTTCTCAACCACCAACACCTCCTTTTTATCTTTCTCGGTCAAAACTACTTCTTCCCCCTCAACTTTTTTTTCCTCTTTTTGTTTTTTTTCCATTTTATTTATAGTTTCCTATTTTTATTTCGCCATTTCGTAGCCACTCTAAAACCTCCGACAATTGCAGTCCGTCTACGTTCATTGCTTCTAATGCATTGTGTCCACTTGCCGGGGCATTTACATTTCCGCCGCCTAACAATCTTCTTATAAAGAATTTTGCTAAAACGTGGGCTTCTTTTTTTGTCACCCTCGCATCTTCTGCCGAGAACGTGTCGCTTTCGTATTCCTCAATTGCCTTAGAGATTAAAGATTGAAACTCATATTTATTTCCTTGCATTATACTGTTTCTTCTTCATATCTTTCAGCGCCCGGAACGACTATTCCTGCCAAAACGTCTTTCCTTAATAAAACCGAATCAATTACCCAGTATTTATCCGGCACCAAAGATTCATCCACGATCCTCATCTTGGCCACCTTTCTAAATTGAACTTGCCCGTAATTTGTCTGGATGGTCTTTTGAACAACCTCCAAATTTCCGATTTTATCTTCTGCCTTAACGATCTTCTGATCTAATTTTTTATCAGCCTGCGTTTCGGTTATTTTCCCTGCCGCAACATCGGCTTCGAGCTTTTTCCTATCCGCCTCAATCTTGTCGGCAATTTCTTTTTCCTTGCGTAATCGTTCCTCGTCTACTTTTCTTTTATAATCGAGTAATTTTTTCCCGATTATTTTATCAGCGATTTCCAACTGCTCCTCAAATGGCGCGCAATCCTCTCGGATTAATTTCAACGCAACATTTAATGGTTTAGTTCTTGCCTCTTTCCAGTCCTTTATTCTTTTCGCAAAATCTTTGAGTTTTGCCTTTAAGTTAGTCGCAATCTCGTTTTCCTGTTGATTTGTGATGGTAACTTCGCTGGCCTTTTTTTCTAACTCTGAAATTTCGCTTTTAAGAATAACCAACTCTTTTTTGTCCTCCATTTTTTATTTTATATTTTATTTTTAGACAACCACGAGAAATCTTCGATATGATGATCGTAGTCGCTTTCTTCGAACCAACCACTTACTCTTTGCCTTCGGTGATTCATCCACGCTCCCCATAAGAGAATTATTGTTGAACCTCCAATTAAGACAATTAAATCCCAACGCATCTTATATTTTTTATTTATTTTTAAATGACCTTTATTGTCGTGATCGATGGAGTTGGGATTTTCACCCAACATAGCAACATTCATTTCTCAACCTGCGAGGTAGTTGCCTTATGTGTAGCATTTCTGCTTTTACGCGTGCCATAAGCGTCTACTGCCTTTCGGCCCTCTTGCTACTATCTCAAGAGGTTTATTCCGCCATCCATCTCTCAAACGACTAACCTTATTATATACCTGCCCGTAGCTATGTCAAAAACTAATCCTGTGCGTAACTTCTTTACAATAAGCGTAACCAATCCCGCGTATTTTCGTTATATATGTCAAAGGTTAATCTCTGTATAAAACACGTTAACTTTTATAGCTACAAAAAAACCGGGCGTAATTCCCTTCAATAAGGTTGCCCGGTTTTTTTGTATTAGTGCCAAGAGCCGCACGTTACAGAAATTTATCAATTATGGATAAAATGTGATCTGCCGCCGGTCAATATAGCACCTCTCCATTATATCACATTGGCTATTCTTTGCGAGGTGGATAACCCATCCTGTTCGAGCTATTAAACCAATGCCTCCAATTTTCGTAATTTTCTTCGACCATTAATCTTGCTAATTTTTTTTGATAATACTCATCTGAAACAAAATTCATTAATTCTGCTGGTTCTGCCTGTGGGATTAGGTTGTATTTTTTTGCATATGCAACGAATGTTTCTCCTTGAAAACAAAGTGGCCCATAAGACAACTTTCCATTGCTATCTACCAACCCAACATCCGGGCAACCTTCTTCTTTCTCGAGCTTGTCGATCCAAATATCCAACGCATCTTTCGCTTCGACCTTAATTGGATCATATACCCACTCCCGAGATCCCCGAATTAGCAACGAGATCCCCAACAGAACTAATAACCAGATCCAAAATGTTTTTAATAAATTAGATTTTTTCATTCTTTTTTAAATATTTAACGGCCTTTCGTAGAAACATAGAATTATCCTTAAATAAACCCAACCCTAAATTACACCTAAAACAAAGCAACCCCCTAAATTTTCCGGTGGCATGATCGTGATCTATATGAAAATCTCTCGAAGATTCATCTATGTCAATTTTGCATATACCGCACTTATTTCTTTGCTTCTTTTTTGCCTGTTCAAGCGTTTCCTCTGTTATTCCATATTTCAATAATTTAACTATTTTCCTGCGCTTTTCTAAATACATCCTTGTTCGTTCTTTATACTTATTAGTATCTTGATATTTAGCAACGAACTCTCTCATTTTTTTAGGATGGTCTTTGAACCATTTTTTGGTTTTCTCATTCATCCTTTTTCTTTGTTCTGGCGAAATAATACAACCTTTACATCTTTTTCTAAAACTAATAAAAACTCCATCTTTCGTTCTTGCATAAAAATATGCCCTTGAAAGAGGAAATTCTTTTTTACATACCGGACAGATTTTTGTAATCATAATAGCCAGATACCTAACTTTCACCTTGGTCTGACCTCTTAATTTTACCATTTATAGACAAATTCCACATCTAATTATGCACAAGGTAAAAAAGCCCCTATTTAAGGGGCTTGGATCCTTTGCGGTGAATATGAATCGGCTTGGCGATAAGTCTTTCCTTCTCATCCTTCAGATAGCAATTCCAATGATAGAAAACCTTATCCATAACCTTGCACCAGTCTTCTTTGAAATCAATCCCAAGTTTACAACGGCGGCAGTTCATTTCTTCCTCCTTTGAAGTTCCCTGACCCTGTAAAGACATTCAATAATCTGGTCAAGATTCATATTCTTAAAAAGAGTATGCCACGCCACATGTTTGTTTTTCCAAAGCATAAGGATGTTTTCGGGCGTGTTCATTCCGCCCATGCACTTATTCTTGAGATGATGACGAGTGAGGCTATTTTTTACCTTTTTGCGGTGTGCCATTTCTCACCTCCTGCGGTAGTTTGTTAAGGTGCTTCGCACGAATGAAGCAAGGAATGTGGAAAATGAATCTGTCACGAGCAGTCCAGCCGCCATCGCCTTCAAAGACCAACTCTACACACGATTCGCAAACGGCTACGCCCCACCCAGTAAACATAACCCACCTCCTTTGGAGGGGATTTCTCCCCTCCACGCTATTTCGGGCCAGCTACAAACTTTTGCGCCAAATCCATTAACGCATTCAATACGTAAAGAATCATTCCACCTGCCACCAGCGGATCGATAAAGAATATCGAAACATCAGCTTGTCCCGCGTTTATCTTTGCCGACACCGAACCAACATATAACGAGAATAACGGAATAAAAAATTTAACCAAATTCTTCATCCATTTTTTCAGGTCAACTCTATTCAATTTTCCTGGTTCTGATTGCATTTTAAAATTTTAAAAGTTTTCTTAATAATTCCACGACCTTTTGTAGTAAGCTAACTTGCATCTGTAAATTCTCCACCTTCACTGGATCCTCTTTAATCTCTGGTTTTTCTTCCGGTAATTCCTTCGGCAACTCATATATGAAATCCGACAACATTGGATCTATATATCCGCCACAACCATTGTCCCTGTTCTGAACTTCATAATAAAATCCATCACCATCTACATATTGGATTCCGTTGATATTTAGCAATACCAATCCAACCGGCTCCTTGGTTCTCCTAACCAGCATTTTCCCAAGATGTAAATGCGTTCCCGGATATGGTGGAACTCCCTTTAATTCATCCGGCACTGCGATATTGTTCGAATAGACTTGCCCAGAAGCTCCCATATAGGCTATTAGTTGACCCTTTTTAACTCTGTCTCCGATTTTTGCCTTGATGTTCGACATTGTGTGCCAAAACACCCACACATTACAAAATCCATTTTCATCCGGATCTCCGATCATACAAACACCAAATCCTTTCGTTACGCTCCCATTTTCAAGATCATATACTTTATAAACCCACCCATCTTCCGGCACTAACATTTCGACACCATGATACAAAACTATATCCGCGCCATTATGACCGCCGGTCAATCCAAATTCTCTTAAATAAAACTCTTTACTGTCTCCAAATTTTTGAAACAAGATTCCTCCCTTAACCGGGAAAAGTGGTTTTTTATCCATTTTACTTTAATCTTTTTACAATTTCGAACACTGCGGTGACTGCTGCTCCGACCATTATAACAGTCGTTAGTGCCCACTTAGATATTTTTCCGAATCCTTTTGCATTGACAATCATCCCGTGTATTTCTGCAACCTGCTTCCTTATTCCGCCATCATCAGCAATATCTGGATTGCCAAAAATAGCATGGGTTAGCATTGATATGTCCCTCCTAAATTCTTCGTGTTCTTTTTTATATTCTAATTCTTCTTGTGACATTTTAATGACATCTTCCTATTCCTCTAAATCGACATATGGAACTTCCGCTCGAAGGCGAATAGTCATATAGCAAAAATACAGCACCAGAGCCTCCTGTTCCTCCTGTGGCATCTCCATAGTTTCCGTATGCTCCACCGCCACCGCCGCCAAATGCACCTCCAGTTCCCCCTGGACCCCGACCATTGTTCGTTCCACTCTGTCCTCCAAATGTTAAATAGGCTCCACCGCCACCGCCCCCAGAACAACTAAAATATCCGCTTCCTGTGCCACCACCACCACCACCAGAAGCAGAGCCAGTGCCATTTCCTGCACCTCCTCCTCCACCTCCACCAGAAGCAGGATATGTAGTTTTACAAGCTGAACCACCTCCACCACCTGAACCGTCTCCAGCACTGCCGTTCCCACCGCCAGAAGCACTGCCATTCCCACCGCCACCACCAGCATAAGTGGTATCTCCAATATTTGTGCCCGCACTGCCAGCACCACCGACTGCTAAACCAGCTCCTCCTCCAGCACCTTTTATTGTTGTGTTGTTTATGAAATAACTATCTCCTCCAGCGGTGTTGCCTCCTCCTCCCGAACCAACTACCACTGTATAGTCTGCTCCTGGAACAACGGCTATTGTTGACCTTGCATATCCACCGCCAGCACCACCGCCACCGAATTGACCAGTTGCTACGTTTGCACCACCGCCTCCTCCTCCATACGCTTCAACTGTAACAGAAGTGACTCCAGCTGGAGCCTTCCAAGTAAAAGAACCTGCGGTTGTGAAAATCGTGCTTGAAGCTGCACCAAAGCTAACACTCGGTATCAGCAATCCTATTAAAGCTAATGTTAATAGTAATTTTTCCATTAGTTTTCTTTATAGAAAATTTCTGATGTTAGCGCGGTTGTTGAAGCGTTATAAGCAACGAATCTAAGCCAATTATGAATGCCTGGGGTTGAAGAGGCATTTATCGAACCACTACACGCAGTTGAAGTTGCTCCAGTTGTGTAGCAATGACCTGTCGTAGTTGAGTTCCATGTTTGGTCAGTTGAGAATAATTTAAATGCAGATGAAGTCGCCGAAGTTTGTGAGGTTGAGTAGTAAATATTTCCCGTGACCGAACCATTTTTAACTCCAATGATTACTTTTTCTATGGTTGAAGTCGTATACATAGCCGAGAATGGGTCGTCCCAAATGGTCGTTGAAGTTCCGTAATAACCAAGCCATTGTTTGGATTTTATATTTGTCGCTGGTGTAACTGCCGCCGTGACCTGAGACGTACCATCTCCAAAAATAATTCCCTGAGAAAGAGTAGAGGTTCCATTAACTACCAAGGCAGTTGCAGGGGTAGAAGTTGCTCCAATTATTACATTTCCTTGAACCATCAAACCATTTGTCGGTGGCGTTGGCGTTGCTCCCCACCCTGTTCCACCGCCGATAGTTGTCCCTTGATAATTTACTATTCTACTTGGGGTTTGGCTATTCGCTCCGTGAACTGCGAACAAAAATGTTCCTCCAGCTTCATTTAGAACTTCAAATCTATCTCCGTTTGGCTGATAAATCATTCTTCCGTTCGTAACATCTGTCTGTTCATATAGCTTTGAACCTCCAGCCCACCTTAAAGAACCATTAGTGGTTCCACTGCTTGAGGACATTAAAATATCTCCATTAACAGTTAGCATCTGAGAAGGCGTAGACGTTCCAATTCCTAAATTCCCTCCAGCGGTCATTCTCATTACTTCCGTTCCTGTGCTATTTAAAAATCTCAAATCTCCTCCAGTTGTAAGTGGTCTTAAAATATTAAAATACATTGTCGGTGACTGCATATTAGAGTCTGCATAAGCCGCTCCAATAACGTGGAATTTTTGTGTCGGCAAATTAGTTCCAACTCCCACATTTCCGTTCGGTAGAACTGTGAACATGGCATTTCCACCAGTTGAACTTGCCACTGTCAGTACTCCACTTGGAGTTGTCGTCCCTATTCCTACATTGCCAGTAGTAGCCACAACTAACTTATCAACCCCAGCAATTTTTAAATTGATAGGTCTTCCAGCATCTCCAGAATCTAAGTTTAAACCACTTGCTTCGTATATCTTGGTTCCCGCACCAGTAGTGTTGCCATCTAAAATCAAATATGAACCATCCAATAATGCAAAGTGTCCGCCATCAAGCATGGTCATTTTAGTATCTCCTCCATAGTTCTTAAACAGAAGACTTCCTGCGGCAACTCTTGGATAAAGAGCAGAGGTATAAAGTCCTCCAACAATATCTCCACTACCACCCGCATAAAGATTATAGTTAGTGCTAATTGCTCCACCTGTTGCGTAGATAGCCCCATTTACATCCAATTTTGCTGACGGAGAGTCGGTTCCTATTCCAACATTCCCGCTACTATAAAAAATCCCAGTTGAAGTAGTCGTCCACTGCGAAGATGCTCCGAATCCTAAAGTAGAAGTTGCCTGTGGGGCATAAACTCCGCCCGGTTGTCCTACTAAAACATATCCAACTCCCGGCGCAGTTGAAGTTCCTGTTCCTCCTCCCACTGGAAATAAAACTGCCGCCAAAGCATTTCCTCCCACAAAACACAACCCTATAATCGTTCCGATGATCGCTATCTTTTTTATTTTATTCATTTTAGTAGTTATAATCTGCCACGAAATCCTCACCGACACTCAACGAGACACCCAAGGTTATATTCACCCCCGAGGATGAATAATCGGTTCCTTCCGTTAGGCGACCACCCCCACGGAATAATCTTAATGTTCCTGAAATTGGCGTATTTGCTATTGTAAAACTCGTTCCTGATCCACTCGGAACTTCGTTAAAAATCTGATTAACCCCTGAAACCGAAACTGGTGTATATGGAATAAATCTTCGTCCATCCCACTGCAATAATTGTCCGGCCACGATCCCCTGCATTGAGACATCCGTCATATCGCTGATCGCATAACTCTGCGCAGAAGTCTTACTTGGCTTAGCCATATCTCCGGCCAACTTTCTAACCAGCGCCTGAATATTCGGAGTATTTCTTAACTTATCATAATCCAGTCTTTCTTCTTCCGGTAAACTCTCTAATTTATTGACAATATCAGTCCCCGTGTCCGGTGATCCCGGGTCTCCTTTCTCTGGCGGTGGAATTTTCTCAACAATCTGCTCGAGTGTCGGAATTTTCGCCAATAATTTTTCTGTAATTCTCCCTTCAATCGCCTCTTCATCCGCATCATCTCCCGGTTCTCCATCAAAATAATCAACACCTTTTACCGGGGTTTTCCCATCCTCCGGCTTTCTTACTCTCTCAAAAATTTCATCCGCAATCTTTTGCAATTCCTCATCAGTATAATAATCTATACCCTTTTCTGGGGTTGCCTCCTTCAATATTTCCGTAATTAAATTTTTCCTTTCTTCCTCGGTATAATATTCTTTGCCCTTAACTGGCGTATGTCCTTTCGGCCCGCGCAACATTTTCCACAAAGTTTTACCCGCCTCATTTTCATTCCAATCCTCGTCTTCCCCATCTTCCTTCGAAACAATTTCTACCTTCTGAATACCCTTATCCTCCGTATTTTTTGCGATCCTATCTACCTTCGCCAAAATACCCTCCAATGCAGGTTCTAACTCTTTTACGGCCTCGGTTGTCTTTTCCTGCTGAACTAACTGATTTTCAGAGTTTCCGGCAATAACTTCTAAGTTTTTTATAACTTCATCTGCCATGTTTATTTAATTATAAATGTTTTTGACTTTTTTGAATAGACCATCTGGGGATTAATAACCCGGTTCTTTCATCCGCCTTTCGACTTCTTTTCTGTAAACTTTCATATCTTCTTCCGCGATAAATGTCTCTAAATCTCTAAATTCATCATCCGATAATTTTCCTTTAAGCATCTGGAGTGATTTTTGCGCCTCTTCAATCCTCCCAGATCGCGCCGCCTCTTTAACCGCCCCAACGAATCCCTCTTTGTCTTTTATTTTTAGAACGTCCAAATATGCATTCCCAAGAACTCCGGCCATTCCCAAGCCCAATCCAGCGCCAACTTTAACCATTGTTTTTGGTAGAACAAAACCACCACGAGATTCTTTCTTCTCCGGCACAACAGATTTTTCACTGGCACTTTTTAATACCGGCTTCTCACCTTTAATTATTGCCTTTACCTCTGGGGTTAATTCAATACCTTGCTGAACAGATTTTTTGGTAGAAATATCAAAAATTTGTTTATCCCTATCCGTTGCCGCCTTCCACGAACTCGGCCCATCACTTCTTTTCAATAAGTCCTCTGACACTACCTTGAATTTTCCATCCCCAAGAATATCAGTAATTATGTATTTATCACTCGCTTCACTTGTGGCAATTACCGTCTGCCCAATCATCTTGTCGTTCAACATCTCCGCATTCAATTTCAAAGAACTCTTCCCGTTCCACAAAGACCAACCTGCCTTATTACCTCCATCTTCGATTTTCATATCTAACATCTTAACTTTTGCACCGGTCAAATCTTCCACAATATTTTTTACCTGACTATCATAAAGATTTTTCGCCCACTCTCCACCGATATTTAAGCCTTCTCCCGACAGACTTCCGCTATTTTCTTTTAACGCTTTTTCCGCAACGCCTTTACCAACCGCTTCTTCCAATTTTTTACCGACAAAATTTGACTCTGTCGTATGGGTTATCTTCCCAGTCTTATCAAAAACTATTTCTATGTCGTCCGCACCCTTTGGCGAAACCGACATCTCTCCATTCTTCCAATTAATATTATCTATTTCTTTTGAAAGATTATATCTCGCTGCTGTTTGTTCTCCGTTAATCCACGCAAAATAAGCAGAATCATTATCTACTGCTTCTTTTAATGCTCTTTTTACCGATAGTTCTTGCCAGTTTTTGAGGAGAGGGTTGTTGGGGATGCCAGATTTTATTTCTTTTAAGTTAGTTAGGTCTTCGTAGTTTTTGAATAGTTCATCTAACTTAGCTTTTTCGGCATCGGTGGCATCCATCAATACAGTCATTCGTTTCTGATTTTCGGGAACATTTTTAGCATACTTTTCTTCCAAGAGCGTATTGTAACTATCCAATTCTTTTTGAGCGGCAAGTTGTGCTTTTACATTCTCAGATTCGTTCCCAATAAACCCTTTTTGTCTTCCCTCCCTCGCCCAATCACTCTGCAATTCCTCCATAAACGTAACTTTCTTTCCATCATAAGTTCTTTCGTTTAGGCGAATATGAGAAATTACGTTTGGTTCGTCCCAATGAGAGGACTTAAATTTCCCATAAGTAGGAATGATATGATACTTTTTGCTATCTCCCATCATTGCCTCCTGCGCCTCCTTATAACTATCAAATGTCTTAATTACTTTTTCCGTCCCATTCTCTCTTAGATCCCACTTCTCTGGGGTTTTAATTAAAATCTCTTTATAGTTTTCTCCTCCCGGGAGCTGATATGAAGAATATTTTGTCTCCCTATTACTATATGTCCCGATCGTATCTGCCTCGGCATAATCCATTGCCTCTTTTCTTGTCTTGAAAGTATCAGAACCTTCCGAAAAATCACTCTGATACGACCAAGTTCCATCTTTATTTTTAACTACATTCGCAACAACCTCTCCGTTGTCAACTAATTCATCTCCTCTCCATCTACTCCCGCCCTTTATTGTTTCTTCTGTCCCCTTTAATTCTGGTGCAAATTCTTTCGCCTCACTTTTAAGCGAATTATTTTTTATGTTCTCATATTGAGATTTCGATACCACATATTCTCGGCCATCTTTCAATAACGCCTTCCCTCCAGATTCGTAAGCCTTCAATACTTCATCTGCCGGAATTGTAGTTTTTTCACCGGACAACGTAGTTACCTGAACATCTCTTTTTAATTGAAGTGTCGGTTTTTGTTCTCCTGTTGCCACGATCTTCTTTCCCAACGCCGAAGCACCACTTGAGACATCTTCTGTTGCCAATCCTATTCTCGGAGTTTCAATGAAGTCTTTTACTGCTTCTTTTGCTTTCCCGAAAACATCTTTGACGCTATCTACTTTTTTTTTTATTTCCGTTGCCTTTGGAAGTTTTATGTCCTGAACTTTAACTCCGCCACCTTCAAATTTTCTTAAATCGGTAGCATTTGGAATCGGGGTTCTCAAATCCGTAGTTCCCATTGGAATTACTGGCGAAGGAGGAACTGCATTTCTCGCCGCTTCTTCCGCAACTCTTAATGCCTCTGCCTCTCGAGCCGCCTTTTCTGCATTAAATATCGCATTCTGCTCTTCGCTAAATCCCGGGTAAACTTTCGGCTTCAAAACTCCCTGCTGATATGCCCTGCCAACTTTAGTAAACATTTTTTCCAAAATCGTATCTGGATTATTCAAACTCTTGTGCCATTCTTTGAATAATTTTATTCCCACGCTTGTCGCCGCATCTCCCGGACTTAACGTTACGATCGCCCGCGCCATATCTGCCGCCGAAACTATATCAAACATATCAATCAACCCGCGCGCATTTAAGTTAGCACCTCTATTTGCTGCTCTGGCAATATCTTTCTCAATCTGCGAATAAGATGAATATAAATTTCTATAAGGTTTCGCCGCTTCACCTCCGACAGTTTCAATTGCCCTATCAAGTGTGGTTCTTGTGTTGTTCGCAACCATCGCATCTACAACAGATTTACCTAAATCGTTCGGATTAGGATTCCTCCAAAACGTAGAAGCTTTACTGTTGAAATCTGACAATAACTGCTGTGCCTGTTCCGGGGTTAACTCTCCACTATTTCTCAATCTTATAGCCAATTCTTCCGCATATCTTGTAGCCGCAGGATCTGCAATTCTATTCACTTCATTCCCCGCGAACACTTCCAATTCTGATGCAACTGGACTCATATCTACTTTCTGCCATAATCGTCCGGCCGCAGTATTTGCCTCTTCAACTTTTTTCCAAATTCTTGCTTTACCCTGACCTACTGCATCCAAAACTTGCATCCTTGTTTTAGGTGCTCCTGAATATAAATTGCCTTCCGCATCAACCAATCTTAAATCTCCGGCATTCTCCGTGATGTCTTTTACAACTTCTTGCGCACTCTGACGATATTTATTTATATCTTCAACGGTTCTCTTTCCTGAAATTGAAGGTTTTATTGCCTTGCTGAAACTATCATCAATTAATTCATTCACCGCTTTTTCTGAACCCGGGGTAGTAAATATATTTCCCAAAACTTCCGAAACCTTACTCCCAGTTCCTTTCTGAAAATATGTGCTCGGGGATGTGTATTTATCAAGAACTTCACCAACTCTTTTTGTCGCTGTGTCCACTATTTTTCCACCAACAGTTTCAGCCTTTTCTGGAACTAAACCTTCCAAGAATTTGCCAATTCCTTTTCCTACCCTACTCTCCGCAAGATCGAGCGCAGTCGCCTTTATTCCTGCTTGAATACCTGCCGGAATTTGCTTATAAGCCTTCCCAATCACCGGGGAAGCAATATCTATCGTCTTTCCTAAAATCTTGCCTCCTGCTGCGTATAGGGCCGCCTTTTTAGCCACTTCCATAGGACTTTCACCTGCCTCAATGCCTTCTCCGGCACCAAATAACGCTCCGCTACCGGTCAAACCCACCGCCGGGGTAAAAGCCGCAGTTTGTAGACCTCTTCCCGCTGTCTGGCCCAAAACTCTTCCGGGTTCATCCGCAAGTGCCGGAATATCCCCAATTGGAGTTACAATTTTTTGTCTTTCTGCCGATTCTTTATTAAATTCATTAATCTTCGAAACAGTTTCTCCTGCTCCACCGCTCGCTTCTAATGCTTTTTGAATTAAATCTTTTTTTCTTACAGGATCTTGCTCTTTCGTCGCAAGTGCCAAAAAGTTATCCGCAATTTTAATTAAAGCAGATTTATTTTCATCAAGATTTTTCTGGACACCTCTTCCAACTACATTCGTAAAAACTTTTGCTCCAAGTTGTGCCGGAACCGCCGCAACTGATAATGGTCCGGCCATCAATCCACTCGAAGATCCCTCGGACGGAGGGATTATATTCGGAGGTGCAACTGGTTCTTTCGGCAAAGAGGTAATTTTAAATTGCCTCGCTCCCACTGGAGGATTTACTGGGGTGCTTGTTGGAATTGATGTAATTTTGAAATTCATTTTATTGTGCTACGAACTGACCTCCTCTTACAATATAATTTTTTCCGTCATCTCCCACAACAGTCGTTCCATCCGGTAATCCGGCCGCATTATTAACGACTCCACCAACAGACGAACTTCCTCCGATCTTCGAAGATTGACCTTCTCCAACTGCTGTTTTCATCCTCTTGAATAAATCTTCCAACCTAACTAATTCTGCTCTTAATTGTTCCGGTCTATTTCTCTCCGGGTCAAGCGTAGTTCCTGCCGAAGTCATCAAAGTTACATCAGCATTTGACATCTGCGGTCCGAAGAATTTTTTAATATTCGGATCAGTCATCAATGAAAGAACGTTCACCTTCAATGTATTCGTCAAGTTCTCTAACTGCGAATAATCTGTTGCTCCAACCAGTACTCCTTCAACTGTTTTTCTCAGTCCTGACCTTCCGGCCGCATCCGACAAGCCCATTGCTCTTGCCCGCGCTCCTTCCAAGAAATCTAACTGACTTATAGTTTTATCTGGGGTTGCTGATATTCCGTTTCCAATAGTGATCCAAGCCTTTGTTTTTGGATCCCACTGCATATCTACTCCTCCGATATTTTTAACAGTCGGAACCGTGTCATCTCCGGCATTTATTTTGTTTGCATTCGCCCAATTTACCGCAGATTGAGATTTCTTGTAAGCAATATCCGCCTCCTGCATTCGCAAATCTCCTTCCATTTTTGCTTTTAATTGCTCTGGGGTTAAAGTCTTTCCCTGCAACTCCGCAATTTGAGCCTCCTTATACTTCAATTCCGCATCTGCAGTCTTTTTCGCAGTCTGTGCGGTCTCATATAACGGCTTTTCCTCATTGTAAGCCTTATCTAACTCATCTTTTGTAATTCCATAACCATCCAAGACACTCTTTAACGTGTTTGCATCCAATTCCGAAGATGTTTTTCCTTGAGATAGCAAAACTTTCGCCGCAGTTTTTGCGTTCGTGGCTTTTCTTGTCTGTGCCTCTCCGAGATATTTTATATAATCATCTAATCCGGCTTTTCTCGCAGTAACTTTATCTGCAATATCTTTCGTCGCTTGCTCGCGCGCCTTAGACATAATATTCGAAATCTTCAAAGCCTTTTCGTTTTGAATTTCGTTCGCTATGTCTCTATTACCCTGTTCTACTGTTGAATATTGTGCTTGCCCGAAGTCTGAACCTAATAAACCTGCTCGCGCACTCATTGCGGTAGTCGTTCCGAGCCTTCCACGCCCCTCTCTTGCCGCAGTTTCTAATTTGTCCGCATAAATCGCATTTGTAGCATCAATTTCTGCCTGAAACGCCGCCAAAGCGTCTGCGCGGATCTTAGCCTGAACCGCAGGATCGTTCGGATCTGGTTGCTGATACGCACTTCTCGCATTGTCTAATTGGGTCTTGTTCGCTTTATCCAATTCTGAATTTCCAGTAGATCCATAAATATTACCTATAGTCTCTCCTCCAAAATTTCCTTGTCCACTACTTCGGTAATAATAATTTCCATCCAAGTCTTTTTCTGGAACTTCACCTACTGGACCTCCGGTATTTGCCGGAGTATCAATTCCCGGTCTTGGAACTCCAGTCGTTAGGGAACCCGGCGCAGATCCCGGAAGTCTTGCATAGTATTGTGCATCAGTTTCCGTCGGTAATTTTTCGTATATATTTGGCATATTATGAAATTTCAGTATTTAATGCGACCAGTGAATAACCATCTCCAGACGCTCCCGGAGCGCTAACTGCATTTGATGCTACTCCAGTAACTGCTGTTCCATTATTTATCCCGCTTGCTGCCCCAGAAGGAGCGGTATTTGCTCCAGTCCCTGCACCAATTTGAACTGTTCCAGTACCCACTGTCCCAGCCGTAGCAACAACTGTTCCAGTATTTGCAGTTAACGTATTATAAAGTCCCAAGAAATATCCGCCAGCACCAGGAGAACCTCCTTGGGCATACCCACGAGTTCCAGTTCCAGACGGATTTCCTCCGTTTTTTCCAGCAACACTAATTCCCGAAGCAGTAGTGAAGTTCCAAGCTCCGCCACATTCAATTACTAAACCTCCACCGCCTCGCCCTCCTGCTCCTGATGTTCTGCTAACACCATCTCCAGAAGATGAAAGTGCTCCACTCCCACCCCCAGCACCAGTAAAGATATTCGGATACCTTAATAAATATTGATTGAATAAATTCTTCATGGTAAACGAAAAAGTTCCTCCAGCGGAAGTAGTGTTTGATAATAACCCAGCAGTTGCCGCAGTATTCGTAGTTAAAAATCCGAACGAGCCAGTTCCAACCTCGCCAGCAACATCTCCTGTGCTTGTTTTTGCTGCTCCACCCGCACCACCCATCCCAGACATATCAATCATCGGAGTAGCAGAACTCGTAAGCGTTACATTCCCCTGAGATTTTAAAATAACAATAGTTCCGTTCGCGTGTGGGTTAGAAAATGCCAATACACCATCTCCCGTGATCGAGATTGAAGCATAATTCTTAACCACCACCGCGGCGTTTGCGCAATCAATAGTAGTCGTTCCAGTTGTAATCGCTAAAGCGCCATCAGCACCAGTTCCGCCAAATTTGGTTAATGCTGAAATTGTGCTTGCTCTTAAGACGCTCCCAGTCCCAGTTGTATCATCATTCGTTACATATTTGCCAGTGGTTCCATTTGGAGTTCCTGTTCCGTCTAAGGCAGCAACCTGATCCGCGGTTAATGTCGCCAAACTAACCGGGGAAACCCTATTATCATTATCTCCTACGGCAATTGGTTGTCCGGGCGTCGCCGGCGCTACACTCAATTTTGTAGTTCCTGAAACTGCCTCTGTCGCTGTTCCTACCGCACCGGTAATTGTGTCTGCTACGTATTTTTTAGTAACAAGTTGGTTATCTGAACTAAATGTTGGTGCCCCGTCATAACCCAATGGAACCGCCGCATTAAATGAAGTCGCACCAGAAACCAAATCGTTAATAAACTTTATATGCGCGAAATCAGTGAGCGTAACTGTTGCTCCAATTCTATGCGCCAAATTCACACCAGTCGTTTCTGCCCCTTGGCGTGATAAGGATTTTATATTGGTCAAAGACGTTCCACTAAGATCGCAAGAAATATGCTCCTTGCTCGAGTTATTCCCATCTATCGCAAAAAAATACCTTCCTGCCGGTAATGCCACTCCATCATCATCAGTCGCATTCTGTAAGGTTGCCGATTCTCCTCCGATCGCAAGAGCAGTCGCAAGTGCTGTGGTAAAATCTGCCGCGATTTTTCCTAATTTTGTTGCCATTGGGGTATGTTTATTTTATTTCCCCCATTCTTTCTTTATATTATAACCTTTTTTGTTTTGCATGTCATCTGTGTAAAACTTTCTTATTGATTTTGCACCATAGGTATCTGTTTTTCGATGGCAATCCTCACATAGCGTTCTACCATTATCGATTGCGAAGCGAAGTTCCGGGTAGTCAATAAATGGTTTTATATGGTCGGCGTTCAAAGTTATCTGTCGCTTTTTCTCCTTGCTCCATCCACCCCTAATAAAACACCAGACACAAGTATAATTATCTCTCTCGAAAACTGATTTTCGCCACAACTTGCACTCCATTGAGGCGCGCTGTAATTGATACTCTGTACTAAGTCCTCCGCGCCAATTTGGATTATTAACCCCCATCTTCGAAATTGCCATTTTTCTACGCGTCTCTACAGAATTTATCTTTCCCCTATGCCTCTTGCTGACAGCCTCCTTAAACTCATTCGTATGTGGCTTGCGCGCCAACCCAATTTGCGACTTCCCAAAACAGTTCTTTGAACAAAATTTTTTAAGTTCCCATTTTCTCCTACCAAAATTAAGCTTTTTCTGAAAAGATTTCCCACATATTGGACATTTTTTAGTAGGTCTTTCCATTAAAATTCTGGATTAGCCACATTTGTTTGTGTTCCATCTAACGACACATTAGATTTCTGCCTAAATCTTCCCGGGATTTTTCCCTCATATTGACTAATATCCCAGTCCATTTCGTATTCAATATCCACATATCCGATACTAAGTGCCACGAATTTTATCTTTCGCTTCCTGAATTTTGGCATCTTTTTCAATCTAATCTCAACCTGATAAGGAAAGACATTCGAAACCACATCACCTCCAACTTGATTGTTTCCAATTTCGTTATTTCCTATTGATTGAGGCGAAGTATAATCGACATACGAACCAGAACCTAAAACAGTCCCAACTAACTGGAACCCGGCATCATCATAAGAAATATACACCTCATATCCTTGGTCTGGCACGATCCTCCCGCGCAAACGCATCTTCCTATACTTTTTGAGCTTATTCGCGATCGCTGAACCCTTCATCCCAAAATTTTCACCTTTTGAAATCCAATAATTATCAATTTTGAAACCATCATCATCAAAACCAGAATATAAATTGTAAACTGACTCCGCAACACTTGAACCCATATATAAAAGTCCATTGTCCGAAGCAAAAGTTCTCGCAGAATATTCACTTATGTCCACTGTTCCTGCGGTTATATTGCACAATAGAATCGTATCGTTATTCGTAGCATTTTTTGTCTTGCAAGCCACGATAATATATCTGTCTACTGTTCCAAAGGTAGCATCATCATATTCGTAATTCGAGAACTTGAACGATTCAAATAAAACTTTCGGCTCAATAGCATCTCCAACTACATTCTTAACTAAAATCGTCATCTCCGGCTTCTCCGGGTTCGCGGTATTCATAAAAACTATTCCCGCAGTCGAAGAAATCGCTCCACGATACGATTGTAACCCCATTTGCTTTCTGTAAACCTCATTCGTCGCCGTTAAATCCGTGCTCGCAATTGCGAGCCTATAAGCGGACTGCTTTTTCATTGAATAATAACCATCTGAACCAATTAAAACGTTTAAGATCGCATCACCTCCTTCATCTTGCCTGAATACAAAACCTTCTCCGGCTAAACGAGTTGCTGATTTGGTAAAATCTGTTACTCCTTTTGCATTTGAGTCCTCCCATTGATACGCCGCAGTTCCCACGCCCGCGTTAGACACCGTATATGCCCCGGTAATATAGTTTATCGTCCCATTCCCACCCAAAGAACCGGTCAAAACTCCTAAATAATTGTCCGTATAAACTTCACCGGTACCGGTTAAAGTGATCGTAACTCCAAAACAATTTCTTGTTGCTCCACCGGCTTTAAATGCCAAAGTTCCCGAAAGCGAACTTGTAGCCTCGCCGGTAACTGTCGTATATACAGTTGAATTTTGCGCATCAATATAAGATCCATAAAGACCAGTTTTATCAGTCGGAGTATTCCAGAGAATCATTCTTCCCTTATCAATAAACGCAAGTCCTTTAAAATTCTTAGCAGAACTATATAAAGAAATATACGAACCCGGATTAGCATTGTTCATCTTATAAATCCCATCCGGCCCGATCGCAAACGTAAATGACCCCGCGAGGGATTGATAGTTCGTAAAAGAATAATCCGCAGCAGACGTCAACCCGGTAATCGTATCTGTCCACGTTGTTCCACTTAAATATTGAATCTTGGTTCCAATCTTTCTCCAATGAACGCTTGTTCCGTCAACTTTATACCCAAAAATTTCCCCGGTTACTTTTCCGGCTACCCCCGAAGCACCGATTAAAAGTTTCCCCGGGATTAATTGTAATCTCGCATCTTGAGAGAACCAATTTTTCGCGTCCGAAGCCGCATCCTGATGAATCAACTCATCTGGAAGTAAATTTTCAACTCCTTTTGTGAATGCAATTATTTCTCTATCCAAATTATTATTATTTTGATACTGACACTAATCCAGAAAATATCGGGATTAGCCGTTTCTCTTCTGCTCTCACTTTTGGATGATGAGCACGGCATAAAGTAATGCCGTTATTTATTTCATATCTTAATTCTGGATATTCTGTCCATCCTAAAATATGGTGCGCCTCCAGCCGACCGCTGCAGTCGCTGTTGTTTATTTTACACTTGAAATTATCTCTACGATAGACTGTAATCCTCCAATCCTTATATGCAGAATCATTTCTTTCCTGCTTTTTGGCAAGCAAACTTCTATCTAAAATATACCTTGGATTCTCTAATCCTTTTCTCCCAAAGACGCCATTTGTAGGGACCCTTCCTTTGTGGGCTATACTCATTTTTAATCTTGTATCTTGCGAGCGAATCCTCCCACTGTTAGCCGCCCCAATCTTAATATGACTGTCTAAAGTTTGATGTTTAACGCAGTTTTTAGATTTCATAGACGACAGCCTTTTCCCACAGCGACAAATAGGAAATCTGCTCACTCCACCTTTCCACCCCGGATGATTTTCCCCTCTTAAACATGGTGGAATAAGCCCAAGGCGAATGCTCGCCTCGCCTATCTTTCTTTTTGTGTTTTCCGACAAAGACTTATGTGTATATATTCCTTTCGGCATTTTTAATCCATATATTGCTGACTATCCATCCACTCCATATTGCGTAATATTTTTTGCTTTTCCTCCTCGTTCTCTTTCTTGTAAGAAGTAGCCTTTGGAGATAATTGCAGAATATCGTTCGAAGTTGCCATAGCAAATATTAAAATATCGTGAAATTGTCCCGGGATTAATGGGTAGTCGCTCAACGCTAATAGCGCTGGAACTTTTATATAATCAAATTCACAAGTCATATATGGCGGTGTTGCCAAAAACCTAATCTGCTTCGCCACTGGATCTAAATATGCGTACCCGGAACGATTAACATACTGTCTCCTGTCCGAATAATTGATTATCTGCCACGGAATATAAGTTGATCCGTTTACGAGAAAAATTACTTTCGGCGAAGCATTATTGTCTATGATCGCTGCATTATTTGTTTGCGTGTTATTTATAACAAAATAAGCAAAATCATCCGGCGCGGCAATATAATATCCGTTTGAATCCGAAAGGATTGCGCCTCCACCAACCGCCTTCAACCAATTCCAAGGCCTTTTTGAACAAATCTCCTGATATTCTCCCTGTAATAAATCTAATTCCTCTGATGCAGAAAGCTCGGTAATATCATTTACCTGCAATTCAAATCCTGTGATTATTTCTCCCGCGGTTTTTTTTGGTTGTGCCATATTGTTTTTATTTTAAAAGTTATATCCGAGCCACCTCCGAAGAGATGACCCGTGATAACTCTCAAGGTTAGACTGCGATATGAACGTCCAAGAACTTTTTAGCACCATCTGCAAAAGTTTTAAGTCCTGCAAGATAAGAACTAAATACGTTCGTTCCTCGCCTGTCCGAAGTTTCTCTCATATCCACCGGGGACAAATCTTGAACAACAAGATCAATTGCTCCCTTCTTACCGAAGTAAGCGTGAATAGCATTTAACGTCCATACGTTATAAGTGCTTGTGAAAGTTTCTGACAAGACAAGACGTCCAGAACCAGTTCCAACAAAGGTAGTCGCAGCAGCTCCGGCAGTAGCCGCAATTCTCAAATTATCCTGCAAGATCAACTGGTTAGCAGCAGAAAGCGCAGTTCCGGTTGAAGTTGTAGTTCCCGGTGCATTAACCAATGCAGCAAGGTTGGTATTCGCGGTAGCCGCGGTTGCACCAATCAATACTGAACCAGCAAGAGATGATAAGGTCTGGTTAAAGGTAAAGGTTACTCCACCAATAACAACAGTATCACCATCAGTCGGGGCTACGGACAAATCGAGCTTTGCAGTTCCGGTCAAGTTTTCAGAAACATATAACTGGGCATTTGAAATGTCTCCAGTATAACCATTCTTGAAAACATATCCGGCCAAGTCGATGCTCTTTCCCAAAAGATACTGGGTAATATCAGCAGCCGCGTAGGAATCTACGACGAATGCCATATTGGTCAAAATCTCTTGGTTGTTCTTTGCGCGAAGTTTCGCAGGCATTCTGGAAACCATCTGCGGAACAGTCGTGGAACTAAGAGTAATTGGAGTTGCATCCGAAGTTAATCCGGTCAAATCTCCATTATCAAAGTCGTAAAGAGCATTCAAAACTTCTCCGAAACAACGAGCATCAAGATCAATAGCAACTTTAATACCAACCTGCTTACCGATTTCTTCTCCCGGATTAAGCGGACCGGTCTGGGTTACTTCACCATCAGAGATGTAGAATACTGCCTCTTTTTCAAGATTGATAGTTAACAACTCTGAACTATCGGTGATCGCATCAATAGTTGATGCAGCACCACGCACAACAGGTCTCACGCGAACCGCGGAAATATCGTAGAGTGCTCTCTCAACTGACGCACCAAATTTCAAGACTTTCTCGAAACGGAAATTCATAATGGCCTTAGCCACCAAAGCTTTCTGAAATACCTCCTGGTAGGCATTATCAAATTGCTTTTTATACGTTACTAAACTCATAGGATTGTAATGTTTAACTTGGTTTATTCCCCATTACCTTCCCCCTTTCTTAAGTTTAGAACCCTTCTGCAAGCATCCGCTTGTTGTATTCCGCTTTAAGCGTAGGATCCGCCATTACTTCGTCAAAATAACCGCTATCCTTTCTCGCTCTCGCAAAATCCAAAGGTTCTGGGTCTTTTCCTCCCCCCGGCTTTGTAGAATCAATAGTGCGCTTGCCGGACAACGCATTTCCGTAAGTTTCCTCAATTAACTGCGAAAAAGTTTTATTCGCATTTTGTGGTTGAAGAGAAAGAGTCTTGATGACATCCTTATTTACGATTTTCGCGTAATCAGGAAGTTTCTCAATCGCGATATTAAAATGCTTTTCAAAGGCATTATTAATTTTCGTTTCTCTATCCTCAACTGGAACTTTTTCATCCAATGCTTTAACTTTTTTGCTCAATGCTGATTCAAGTTTCGCCAAAAACGTCTTATCAACACCAAATTCCTCACCAAGCGCAGCAAGATCATCTGAAACTTCAACCGCGTCTGTTTTCCCGGCTGTTATTTTATCCTCGAGTTCTTTTATCTTCTTGGAAAATTCTTTCTTTTCCTCTTTGAACTCTTTTTTCATCTCAATAATAACCGCCTCTGGAACCATCCTCGGGTTATCAGACTTTCCTTCGTTTAAGATCTGTGCCGGAGTTTTCTCTGGCTCCACAACCTTAACTTCTGCCTTCGGGTCCGCTCCTTCTTTTGGAGTTTCCACGGCTTCCGCCGCGATCTCTTTCTTCACTTCTTCTGCCATGAGATTTTTAACATTTTTACAATGATGCACATTGAGATTTTACCTCCCTTTCGGGACCGGCTATTCTTCGCCGCATAACCGTTTCGGGGTCGGCGCCCTTCATTAATGATAATTATACAACATTACGAACAATCAAACAATTCATCTGTGGATAATAAACCGAAATGCCTACCCCATAAATGGCGAAACCGTCTTATCAATGGAATGGGGATTGCATCAATAATCCGGGTTGAGGCAGGCGTCTCGGATTACTATCCGAGAAAATTATTCAACCAATGTCTTTTCAAACTCTTCTTGAAGCTGTCTCTTCTTCTCCTCCGATCGCGCAATAACACGAGCAACATCTAACCGCACTTTTAAATCCGCACACAGCGCAACAAATTCTTGCAATGTCAATCTGTCATATTTAATGCAAAGCGATTCAATGTCGCTGACTACATCAATCAACAAATTTTTCATAAGAATCTGGCCACCCTCGCTTTTAGAAAGAATATCCAACGGAACGATTTTATCTAACTCTTCGGCAATCTCATTCTGATCCTCCGTTAAATTTCCTCTCTTTTTTTTATTTGGCAACTTGCTCATTTTGTTTTTCGTGTTTTGCGAACCTTAGGAGTTTCTACCTCCACTTCCTTCTCTTCCTCTAACCCACTTTCCGGCTTCATCTCCGGCTTTAATTGTGAAGTTAGAAATGCCTGTGCCTGCTCATAACTTGAGAACTTCGCCGGATATACATGCAAAGTCCTTCCATCTTCTCCCTGATCAAACACCTCAAACGAGGTTTCTGAAATCTTAAATATTTGTAACATATCTTTTTTCTACTAACGACCTTTCGTCTTTTTCCCTCCGTGATAATTCTTCATCCCCGGAGCCGCTTTCGCTTTTCTCGCTAACTCTCCAATAACTCCTCCCGGAACTCCTTTCGCTTTAAGTTGAGCCGCTCTTCCACCATAACCCAACTTGTTTGACTTCCCCTGGAATACTCCAGTCTTTTTTATCTCGGAATAAATATCCTTAACCTTCTTTTCTTTATTTCTCATCTTTTAACTGTGGCAACTGCTCGAGAATTTCCTCCATCTCTTCCGCGCCATCCTTTAACATTTCATCTATTTCCTCGATCTTGCCAATGCACTGGTTATATCGACCTTTTGCATCAAAATACAAACTGATCGTCGACATATCTTCCGGTGAAAGAGACAAAACAAATGGATGGAAACTCTCAATATTATCAATCTTCGCTTTTTCCAAATCTCTCTGCGCTGATAATTCCTTCTTCATCTTCTCCGCCAACTTCGTGTCTCTCTCTATCTCCGCAAGGGTAAACACGTGAACCATTCCCTTCTTCTCAATTTTAATCGCAGTCTTATCTTCGTTTTCTTCTATAATTCTATATTCCATATTTTTATAATTGACTTTCTATTGGTTGACTTTCTGCTGGTTGTTCCGGCAAAGGCTCCATTGGAGTTTCTTGGACTGCCTCTGTCGGTTTAATTTCTCCCATTCCCGAACTCGACCCCATTCCGGGATTTAATTTCTGCTGTTGTTGCGGATCCTGCTCCATTGACATCTGGGCCATAATTTTTCCTACCCGAACCTTCAATAAATCGTTGTTCGCCTTCTTAATCATATTTCTCATAATGACCTGATCCAAACTCATTACATACGCCGCCAAATCCATAAATTGATCATTTGAGATCTCCGCCTTATGTTCGGCCATATAGTCCACAAATCTCTGCTTATAGGCCGTATTAGCCACCTCATTTGGCTCAAGTTTCTCTCCATCCAATATCTTTTCAATATCTGATTCGGCCATACTCATCACATCCGCATCTCCGTAATTGTCTACATCCAACAACTGACGGATTTCTTCTTCTGTAAATCCTACGATTGAAGCCTCCATCTCATAGGCCTTCTGTGGGTTCTGAATCGGCTTCTGACCCGGTGCAACTGGAAGCGCTGCCTTTGATGCCAAGAAACTCACCTTGACCGCCTTATCTCGCGCCGACAACGCAGTTTCCGCATTCGAAGATTCAACCATCACATTGAAGGATTCGTCTTTCCTGAAAATATCTCTACGAGAAACTTCTATCACCTCAACTCCATCCGGTCCGAGAATATCAATCGCAATCTTTTTTACTAAATGCTCTCTAACACCCCACTCATACAATTTCGCAAATCTCTTGTAGCCGAAAGAATACGATTTATTTAACAAGCCAAATCTATCCGCAGAATTTTCCTGATTTCCTTCATAAATAGCAACCTTCTGTCCTCCTCCATTCTTTGCCGCTCCCTGAACTCCGTTTGTAACGCCCGAAGAAACCTGCTGAATATCATCCAAAACTTTATACACTGCCAAAGGCGTATTAATTGAAGGAACCTGAACTGTCTGGAATGCCCGGTTAATATCAAAATCTTTTTTAACTTTAATAATTCCGTCTCTCCTATACTTTAACTCGGCAAGATTCTCAATCGCTCCAACATTAACAACCTTTTGCGGTTTAACAATCTGCTCCGCATTATCCAACATCTGATTGATTGAAACTGCCTGTGCCAAAAATATCTGCCTTACATAATCGCAATATGAAGGAGTCCAAAATTCTGTTAAATCTGGAAACGCGGCATAAGTCCAATACCACCAAAGACCAGATTCAAATTTCTCCTCCAAAGGAACAATCTCAACTGCTGTTGCACCTTTCTCACTTAGCAACAAATAATATCTCTTCCCTTCAAAAGTAGTTCCCCATCTCCAAAACTTAAATTTATCCTTGTGTCCGATTTCTTTTGTCGCGTTCCAAGTTCCCTGATCGTTAGTTCTAAACTTTTTATTCAATTCCTCTTGTGGTTCCTCGGTAGAATTTCCATCTCCATCCAAAAGTCTTTGAGTCTCTGTTTTTAAATATATCCCATCTCTTACTCCCTGCTTTAACTCATCCCGGGTTTTAACTACGCCATAATCTCCCATAAACATTCCCTTCTCAATATCAATTCCCCCGGCTGCAGGATCTATCAAGAAATCATACACATCAATATTGTCTAAATGTGCCTTATAACCATCAATACTCTCCGCAAAATACGAATATATCGCACGTCCATAAATAATGACCTGTTTTTTACCTACCAAATCTTTAATATCCCAATCGTCTTTATCTTGGTCTGCTGTTCTTAATGCATTGAGCTGATCCACGCGTCTTAACTGTGCTGTCTTTCGTTTTATAAACTTAAAATATAAAGGCGCATCAATCTTTGAAAGAATTGAATGCACAAAAGATGCCATCTGCCCTAAATCTACATTCGCCCGGGATGCTCCATTAACCGATGACTGGATAACATTCCCCGATACTGATGGATCTACATTTTTAACCCGCGAATAATATAATTCTTCGTTTGCTTGCCAACTTTTTGTCTTTCCCTGCTTATAACGACGCGCAAAATCAATTTCTTTTAACGCTTGAGCCACAATCGCCTCCCGAGTAGCATATTTTATATCCGGCATTTATTTTTTGCCCCATTCATAGGTTTTATTTCTAATATTATACATCTTTTTGTAAATAAAAACGAACTGGGGATAAGTTATATCCCGATTTCCGGGTATAAAGGCTCCTCTTCTTCAACTTTTTGCTCCACCGTCGCCACTTCTGCGTAATCTTTCATCTGCCACGCGATCGCACACGCTGTTAATAAATCGAAGTGTCGTGTTACAAGCCTCGGATCTCCCTCTTTGTCCATTAAATCATCCCGAGAATAACTTTTTGCCTCGCTTATCAAATCCTTGTCGGTCAAAATCAGTAAATTATCCTCCACCGCCTTCTTCAAAGCGAAAAACATCTTAGGTTTTGTATCGGCATTCGTATTCCACCCATACTCTGTCGGTCTTGTTCCCTGCTCATTTTTAACATCCTTAGGCTTTGTCGTGAAAATATTGTCATAAACCTGTTTCAATATCGCAATTGTAGCATGGCCCATATTGTTTTTCTCCGGGGCAACCAAACATCCTCCATACCTATTCCCATGATTAGCCAATTCATATCCAAAAATATCCGGCTTAATTGTATTGTTTTTATAAGTCGCCACTACCCGCGAAGGCGATAACGAAAAATCTATAACCACCGACGTTGAACTATCCAAGCCAACACCTCCGGCTACATCCGCACCAATTCCATATCTATGCGAAGGATCATAATTCTTAAATATCTTAAATCCCGCGATCTCCCGCAAAGGTTCTGACCTCTCCATATTGTTTAAAGTTTCCCGGTCAAATAACACATCCAAACTCGCACTCGGTTGACACATATACTCTCCCTCAAAGTCCTCGGCACTGTTCTCAATCTCATTAATCTGCTCCATTGTGTAAATATCCCACGCCGGCTTTCCGTCCTTCTTAATTGGAGTAATCATCACCCAATTCATTTTATCCATCTTCTGAACCAATTTATGAACGTTCCCGCGCTCTGAAAGATAGTTGCAATTGTAAATACACGAACCATTCTTAGATAAACCAGTCCGCGCCTCTTCCATATTGTCTCCAATTTTCTTCGTATCTACCGCTGATCTCAAAGTTAATCTTGTCTCAAAGTCATCATAAATAATCCAATCCGGCCTAAACTCTTCCTGAACTTGCCCGCGCTGGTCCGTTCCCACCGTATCTCCAACCATCTTAATCCCGGTTGAAGTCGTAAACGAACTCATTGTCTCTTCTCTTTTCGTCTCGGTTTTAGCGAAAACCTCCGGGTAATACCTTTTCATCTTCAAATCCATAAAGATATTGTAAATATCCGTAACGTATTGCCTCGAGTTATCCAAGTCCTTCGTTAAGATCTTAATATACCTCCTAAAATGCTCTGTATCGTTCGCAATACAGAAAGCCGCAAGCAACTTCGTCCTTGTAGACTTCGCCGCCCCACGGAACGCAATATCCGTAAAAGAACGCAATGTGGTCTTATAGGTCTGGATATTATATATATCCAACTTCCTATGAAACACCGCTGGCTTCTCCTTAAAATATCTCGGAAAAAAATGACCCACCCAACAATTAAATTTTACCCAAATATCAAAATCATCCTCATTGATTGTAAATTCAAATGCCGGTCTTATCTTCGCCGGATTATCAGTTGCCAAAAGTTCGTCTAAGGTCATCAATTAATTCTGCCATTGATTTCTTCGCCTTTTTAATATCCTCCGGCTCCGGCTTAATATCTTCAAAGCTCATATGTTGAGCCGGCTTACCCAACGCCCTGTCTAACCACTTATTCGCCGCCTCCGCACTTCCGGCCACTGCCTGATCATAAAGAACCTCAAGCATTCTTAAAACTCTCGGCTTAGAAACAATCATTGAAGTCCCGGTTTTAGGATCAACAATCCTAATCTTCACCTCCTCTCCAAAGTGTTTTTCAACAACCTCCTTAATTCCGCGAGCTTTTACTTTCTCTTTTTTGGGCTTTCTTCCTGACTTCTCTCTTCTCCCGCCATGCCCCACTTTTTTCATCTTTTCAAGATTTTGCTCTCCCATAATTTTATTTACGTATTATACACTAATTCCCAGATTCCCTCAACTACTTAACCTTTAACTCAAAAAGTAAAAAGATAATCACCGCACCTAATGATCCCGGTAACCATCCAAACAATAAAAATATAATCGCTAATATTAAGAACATTTTAGTTTTTTATTTGCTATCTCTATCGCCCTTTGTAATGCCTCTCCGGTTAAAATACTGAATCCCGGGATAATCTGTGCTTCCAAAATCCCTTCCATATTCGTGCACTCCTTTTCTCCTATCAATTCCTGATCTCGGTAAATTGCCACATCATATCCGTTAAAACACGCCTCCAAACATATTTCCCGGCCATCCTCTAATACCTTAGAAAACACGTGTCCAAAACTTCCTGCTATCCCTTCCCTTTTAAAATCCCCAATTTTTAATTCTTCCATTTTTTTATAATTTCCACACGTCCTTTAAATAATCCGTAAATAAATATTCACTTACCCTGCAATTCACCGCATTCCCGATCGCAAACCATCTATTCGCCTCTGATTCTCCTTTGGTCCAACCATCCGGGAACCCCTGCAACCTTTCTCCTTCAACTGGAGTTAAATATCTGAATCTTCCATCCTGCTCCTGGATAACTATTCTATCTCTGCCACTCGATGAGACTCCGGTCGTTAAGGTATTCACCCGATCATACCCTCCAATAAATAAAAAAGCCTTCTTTTTATTATCTACCATCTTCTCCAATCTCTTCATTGCTACCGGGGAAACATATTTATACTGCCCCTCCTTTTCTCTGAAATCTCTGAAAACCTTTTTATTATCCCTTACCTCCGGGAACTTCATCTTAAATGGTTCTAAACTCCCCAAAAATACAACCCTCTCTCTTGCCTGCGCTGATCCATAATTCGCCGCGTTCAATAAAACTACCCGAACGTAATATCCTGCCGATTCAAATAACCTAAAAATCTTCTTATACGTCGCTCCGTGATCATGATTTAAAATTCCCTTAACATTCTCAAAGGCGAAATATTTAGGTTTCTTTGCCAATAGAATCTTATACAAATACAAAACCATTGCTCCTTTGCCATCTTTTGTATCTGAAAAACCTTTCCTTAGTCCGGCCATTGAGAAACTCTGACACGGAAAACCACCAGTAATAATATCAAAGTCCGGCAACTCCTTTGGATCTATCGCGGTTATATCTCCGAAATTCTTTCTCTCCGGGTAGTGTCCTTTGTAAATTCTTATCGAACTATCCTTGATTTCTGAAAATCCAACACAATGCGCTCCGAGTTTTTCTAACCCCCAATCCAATCCCCCTATTCCGGTAAACGTTGAGAAGAATCTTAATTTATTCGCCATCGATTAGTTTAATTAACTTTGCTGTATCTAATTCTGACCCGGTTAAAGCAAAATACTTTTTCAACCTGTTGAAAGTCTTTATGTCGTCAAAATAGAACGATGCTCGAGCCTTTAATCTTGGAGCTTCCGGCGCCTCCACCGTTAAAACTAAATATTTACCTTCATCTATGGCCCTCTCCTCGGCCAACTCTTCAATTTCCATAGAATGTTGCTGATCCTTGAACCCGGTCAATTCAACCATCTCCATCCCAATTTCCCTTAATTCCTTAATAACCAACTCCATATCCCATTTACTTTCGTTTAACCTGTTGTCCGCCAATCTATATGCCTTAGCCTTTTTGTCATCCAAATCGATCGTAATCACCGGCACATCATCCAGTCCCAACAGTTTTGCCGCCTCATATCTCCCGTGGCCGACAATAATCACATTGTCTTTATCCAAGACTATCGGTTGATTGAAACCAAATTCTTTTATGCTCAAAGCAATCTGCGCAATCTGTTGCTGATCGTGCTTCTTAGCGTTCTTTTCGTAAGGTATTATTAAATTTATATCCATTTTTTTATTTTCTATAATGTTCTCCTTTTTCGTTGTGGCCTGTAAGATGAAAATGATTTCCCCAAGGGCAAGCATAAATTCTCAATATCATCCCGTATTTTGCCTGCGTATTCCGCGCTGTCTGGGCTCCTTTTTTATCGTAACTTATTTTCCCATCCCGGCATCTCGGCAATTTTTTCCGAATATCAATTATGATTCTATCTCCCATTTCTTCTTATATTTTATCATTTTTACTACTTTGTTTCAACCTTTTTATAATGAACTTGAACGTCTGCAAATGCGAACGCACGATCCGCTTCCGTAAGTGCCATCTTGTCATTTCTCAGATTATCAAAGACTATTTTTACCTTCCTATAAAATGGTGGCCAATAAAGTAAAATATTGAACAACAACTTTGCCTTCCTATATTTTGCCTTAACCGCAACGTTGTTATCTCCTGCTTCCATAAAATCTAAAATCTCATTAATTCCTTTCCTAACTCCCAAATTTTTCCTTAACCTCGCAAGCGCCATCTGAACCCTGAACCTATACGCCGGATCCCACTGAAAGATAGAACAAACCGCATGAATCCTCCTGTCCCATATTCCCTCTTCCGGATAAAGCAACTTTCCTAACCGATACATCTCTCTAACTGCTCGACAATACATATCCGGCTTCAAAAAATATCTTTCAACGCTCACCAGCATTAATTCATCTATCTCCTTCCAAAAAATTAGTCTCCACGGCCTATACAATTTGTTTATAATAAACCTCTTAAAAATTGCCGTATTGTCGATTGCCGGAGGAAATGGAAATCCCGGGAACCCAAATCGTTGATTCTTAGGACAATATAAAATACCTCCCTCTGATGGCCAATCAATAGTTGATGAATTGCTCAACCCAAGATCCTTCGGGGTCCAATCCCAAGTAGCCGCTTGCTCATTCAGAAATATCCCTTTTGGGGGATATAGCAACTCATATTTAGAATCAAAATTTTTCATTTTTAATTTCTTTTACTGTTTTTAATATCTCTAAAAGTTCTGGACTCTGTTGATTGCTCAACCGCGCATTATACGCAACCACCCCGGTAATCACTAAAATCTTTCCGACAATAATTGCCACCAAAGAAACTCCGATATATGCACCCGCGATCCATAGAATTGGTGGCTTATAACCCAATACTGATGACAGAAAAATAGTTATTAAAGCTGTTTCATTCCAAAGAACCAATGGCTTCCTAATCTCGCCCACCGCAATCTGCATATACCAAACTGATCGCTGATAAAAATAAAATAGTTTCTTTGCCTTTTCCATTATATTAATCCTTCATCTTTATACACCGGAACTTTAATGCATTCATCATCTTTCCAATACCCCTTCCAATCGCTTGTTGATCCCCGGCCCTTTTCCCACCATCCCTCGCCTTTCAACGTTCCGTGAATTTCCCCGCAAGATATTATTTTCAAATATTTTATACACTTCAAAATACCCGGGATGACTACAAATAAACCCACCAAAACAAATATCAACAATATTGCCAATTTGTATTTCTGACTCCAATCAGAAACCTCTATCGGACTATTTTCCATTTTTCTTACTCATTAATTTCAGAACTTTCAACCTTTTTGATTCCTCCCTTCTTCTCCACTCTGCCGAGTCCCACAATCCCCGGCTTGTATCAACCCTTCTCTTGGTCTCCTTAAGAGATCTCATCATGCGTGCCATTTTTACTTTTTGCTTATGTGTTTTTTTCATTTTTCTTTCCCCATCTTTTAATCGCCCCTTTTTTCCCCAACTTACTCATCCCCTTCTTCCCAACCTTTCTTGCCCGCGCGCTTCCACCCCGCGAAGCAAATAGTTTATTTAACTCTTTTTCCTGCCTTTTCGTTAATTTTTTTTTCATATTTTTGTAATCCCTC